GTTGTCCAAGGTGATCGGGTAATCTCCATCGGCTACAACGGGACCGAACCCGGCGCAGACAACAACTGCGAGATTGAACCCGAGAATTGGGACGGCGACATCCAGAAGCTTGTCTCGAAGCCTGATGTGATCCATGCCGAAGCGAACGCCCTGAACAAGCTGGATTGGTCCGTGGATGGTACGTCAGAAGGGTATCGCGCAGACCTGTTCTGCAACTATTCCTGTTGCGTGTCGTGCGCTACGAAGATGGTCCAGCATGGCATCAAGCGGTTCTTCTACCGGCACAAATATCGCGACCTGTCTGGGCTGGACTACCTAGCAGATCACGGCGTGGAAGTCAAGCAGATCGTTTGACCTAAATACCATGCAGATGAACTAAGAAATAAGGAGAACATCTGCATGGCAACCACTCACTTCGAGTGCAATGAATGCGAAGCTTCATTCGCGATCAAGCACACCCTAGACAAGAATTATTATCAGGTTCTTCATTGTCCCTTTTGTGGGTCAGAATTAGACAACGAGAACTATGATGTTGATGACAACGTAGACGAATGAAGACAATCAAGCAAGTCGTGATTTACTACACGGACGGCACGTATCAAGCGATTGATTCCGCCGCTGTCGCACCAGTCCTGATCCCGAAGATTCGCGATGTCGAACCAGACGACTTCTGGAAGCATCCCGGACGAATCGGCACATGGCCTACCCCGCCATTCGATACCGGCACGACCATCGTGGATTAACCACGCATAAATACCCGTACAACTCACACTGTACGGGTATTTTTCTATGTGGCTTTACCAAGGTCAAGAACAGACCGAAATTCCTGAAGGCATGGTCGGATTCGTTTATCTGATTACCGATCACGTCAACGACAAGCTGTATATCGGCAAGAAGCTGTACCATTTTACCAAGACGAAACAGGTCAATCTCAAAAAGAAGAAGTATAAGGCCGAGTCCGATTGGAAAGAATACTTCGGATCGAATGATGCCCTGAAGGCTGAAGTGGAAAAACACGGCCCCGAGAAGTTCACCCGCGAAATCCTGCACCAGTGCAAGGGTAAGGGCGAGATGGGCTATTGGGAAGCCTACGAGCAATTTTCGCGCCATGTACTGCTTTCCGACCGCTACTACAACGGTTGGATCAGCGCAAAAATTACCAAGGCACATGTTGCAAAGTTGCGGACCTAGTATGTAGAATCCTGACACGCCGTGCTGTGGCGGCGTTTTCTGACAGGAGAACAACCATGCAAGCTGCAACCGTCCATACCATGCAGTCCCCGATGCAAGCCGCGTTCGCCCCTTGGAACGTCATCGAGAAGTGGCTGAAGGAAGCTAAAGGCCACGCTCTTCCCATCTCGATCAACGGGCTATTCGGATTGGATGAAGTCAAGAAGGTCGTGCGGGACCAACAACAGGTCCGGGACATCGTGAAGACCTTCATCACAAAGGGTATGGCTACCCAACATGATCTTCCCGCCGAGATGCGAACCGGGAACAAGCGGGACCGTGTTGGGTACATGTGGAACCCCGAGTACAAAGGGGAATCCTACCGCCCATCGGCCCGCGTCGTAGCCAACCAAGGCAAGAAGGCCAGCAAGGGCACCACAACCCGCCATAGCGCTCCCAAGGGGTTGACCCAAGTCATCCGGTCGGACAAGGCAGTTCTCACTGAACTTCCCAAGGCCGTCGAACTCACCTTCCAAGGCATGATGATTACCGTCTCCCGGAATCCCGAGAACGGCAACATGCGTTTACAGATCGACACAACCGACATTCTGTAAAAACGCTAACACTCGCGCAAAATTGATTACAAACAGCCCGTTTCGTTGAAAAACGATTACGGGCTGTTTGCGTTTATGCTTGACAAATTCCCAACCTTGGGTTTATGATTCTCCCATCGTTGGACATTCAACACGGAGTGACAAACATGACGAACCTGTTCCGCATCTCGCTGACGAACGCAACCGGTCATCACATCGAAGACAAGCCGTTCCCGAGTATCGAAGCTGCGCAAGCCTATGCCGACGAAGAAGGTAAGAAGTACGGCGCGACGCACTGCATGGCGGCGCTGATGGGCGAAGCCGTTCTAATGAAGGTCGAAGTCACCGACACGTTTGGCGGCGAAGCGAACTACTGTTGGGTCCATCGTCACGAACGCTGGATTCTGAAGGACACATCCGACCGTGAGTGTGTCCGCATCGCCAAGGAACTCGAAGGCTGGACCGGCCATCCCTGCATGACCGAAAACTTCGGCGGTAAGTCTGGCTTCACGATCCGCCCGCGTCACATGGCGCAGATCATGTTCATCAATTTCGACTACGATGTTGAAAATGCTTGACAAGAATTCCCAAGCTTGGTAAGATTCTTCCATCGACAACGCAGCACAAACAGGAGATTCAAACATGGCACACACGACGAACAACCCGACGAAAGGTCACATCCTGAACCCGGCACAGGCGAAGCACGTGTACGACGCGATGGTGACGCTGAACAATATCAGCAGCGTCATCCACGCGCGTGTTCCGGCTGGCTTCGGCCACATCGTCACCGTGCATCAAGAAATCATGAGCGATGATGTTGTCGTGCGTCAGTACATGCGCGGGCGTGGCCCGGACGGCGAAGACGAACTCACGTTGGTCGAGACGTTCGCGGACCAGAACGCATTCGCTGAAGCATACGGCGTAGCGTAAACTACACAAACGACAGGTCCACTCAGGGAGAAAACCATGTCACTCACACGCTCGGAACGAGAACTGATGGAAGCACGCGAAGGTGAACTCAACGATGCCGAACGCGGCGTCATCGATGCAACCTTCGACGCGATCTACGAAGCCGCAGCACAACGCGGCGTGAAGCTGGCGAAGGACGACCGCGCTGCTGCATTCGAAGCGGCGATGATTCAGTTCATTCTCAAGTCACGGTGAAATCATGAACAAGAACCCCAAAAGTATTTTCGACGCTGAAACCATCATAGTCGTCTCGCAAGAAGAAGCCGAGAAGATGGTGTTCTGGGAATGGGTCGCACGGCACTTCTTCAAGCTGTTCTTTGTGTGTATGGCGCTGCTGGCCGTCGCGTATTTCGGCATGAAGTATCTCGATCAGCAAGAGAAGCGTACCGATCCGCTCTCGTACTACAAAGAAAACCCGGTGGAAGCGCTTAAGGACGGCTACAAGCCAACCGAAGCTGAACTGACGGCAAGATACGGCCCGAAGACCGAAGTGACGGCTGACGGCCAGCTATGCTCGTCGGGCCGTTGTCCGGGCGGTTATGCCACGATGGAAGACTACCACAAGGCCAATGACGCGAAGGATGCCGAATTCGCAGCCGAGTACGAGCGTCAACGGCAAGCCCGCTACAACGCGCTGCACGCAAACGATCAGTGACCGTGTGGTATGGTGTAGGTTTCTTTTGAAAATGGGGGACAGTATGGCAGAGCAACGACCGGTATTTGACATCGTGCGGCACATGGTTCGCATCGGAGAACACCCGGAACACAAGGCGCTGCGCGAGCGCACCGAAGCCCGTCTCGCAGCCCTGAAGCAATCCGGGAAGCTGTATGAAGAACGCAAGAACACCCGCGATTGACCAAACCTGACGGCGTTGTAGTGTATTCGCAACGCCGTCTGTCTGTTGCACAATTCCCAAAGTTGGTGTATAATACGCAGTATTGTTTGAGCAGTTTCTACATGATGGCCGAACAACCACAAACATCATGTAAAGAGAATGATTGTAGTAGATTACTCTGGCGTCTGTATCACGCAGATTATGGGCGCACTTGGCGGCGACAACACCGCGAAGATTGAACCGGACATGTTCCGACATCTGTTCCTGTTCAATCTGCTGGAACTCCGCAAGAAGTACGGTTCACGGTTTGGCGAAGTGGTCTTTGCCGTGGACAACAAGCAGTATTGGCGCAAGGCGATGTACCCTTGGTACAAAGTTTTCCGCAAGAAGCAGAAAGAAGACGCTGGTTACGATTGGGACATGATTCATCACTGCATGGACGTGATGAAGGCCGAACTGACCGAATTCTTCCCGTACCCGGTGATTGATGCCCCGTTCGCAGAAGCGGATGACGTGATCGCGACGATGGCCGAATACAGTCAGACTCATGACGTGAAGACGGACATGTTTGGCGAGACTGAAGCCAAGCCGTTCCTGATCGTGGCGTCTGACACGGACCTGACGCAATGTCAGAAATATCCGAATGTCAAGCAAATCTCCCCGTACACGAAGGAACAGGTCTTGCCGAAGCTGGAAAAGAGTGGAGAGAAGGTGAAGGTTCCGCTTCAGGAATACATTCTCGATCACCTGTTGACCGGCGATAGCGGCGACTCGATCCCGAACATTTTGACGGAAGATGACTTCTTCCAGAAGAAGTTCGACAATCCTGATGTGAAGGTGCGCCAGAAGTCCGTGACGGCGAAGGTCAAGGACTTCTATCTTCCGCAGTGGATGGAACACGGCGAGATTCGCGAGTTCCGCGACGAGACGGAAGAGAAGCGTTTCAAGCGCAACTTCAAGATGATTCACTTCGATGCAATCCCGGATCGCGTGAAGAACAACGTGATCGCAGCCTACGAAGGCCAGCTTGGCAAGGACCGGTCGCAGTTGCTTGATTACTTCGTGCGCAACCGGCTGAAGAACTTGATGGATGAACTAGAGAACTTCTGAACATGAAGACACCCGGAATCAAATACGGCCACGACCGTAACGGCAACGAGATTTACCCGCGAGATGGTGAACGCATTCTCGAAGAAGGCGAACCCCTGCCCGCAGTCTATCGACCTTGGCTGAATGGTTCCGGGTGGTTGGGTCCGACCAAGCTGCACACGCATCCGGGCGCAAACCTGACCGCGTGCGTATTCGGCAACTATTGGGCCTATGCGGTCCCGGAACGTCAGCCGGTACAACCAGTCATCCAAGAAGTCGAGAAGCCCGCAGAACCGATTCTGGTGGTTCCTGAAGCCATCCCGGACCCGGTTTCCGAACCAACCCCGGTCGTGAAGACGAAGAAGCGCCGCGCGCAAGAACGTCCCATTACCAACGAACTTATGTTTGACGACGAATGACGACACTCAAAATCTCACTGTCCGAACCTTGGGACATCAAGACGAAGGCCGCTGCGGCGAAGTACATCTCCGACAAGATTGAAGAGATGCAAACGCTGTACCAGAACATCATCTCAGTGGCCGACACGCACGATGTTCGCGTGTCTGAGATGCTTGACTGGCCGGAAGACATCGGCCGCACTGGTCACAACGAAAGCATGCGTGCAGAAGTCTACTGGAACCCATCGAGCAAGTATTGCTGACATGAAAAAGTACCGAATCGTACAGCGCGGGAATGGCAAGTTCTACGCGCAGGAACGTTGCTTCCTGTTCTTCTGGCGCGATGCCAGTTGGTCGTCACCTTCAGCGAATCAGTATCACTCGATGCGAGACATCGAGAACCGCCAAGCCGTAGACGACCGTATCCGCAACTTCAAAACAATCAAGAAGGTCATTGAAGTCTGATGTCGAATCAATTTCTCGCAGCCGATCTACACCTTGGTCATAAGGGCGTGACAACGTTCCTTGCGCCGAACGGTGTAGACAAGCTTCGTCCGTGGGACAACCCCGACGAGATGGACGAAGCCCTGATCGAAAACTGGAACAGCGTCGTGCGTCCACAAGACAAGGTGTACGTGCTTGGTGACGTGGTGCTGAACCGCAAGCATCTTCACAAGGTAGGACGCCTGAATGGCAAGAAGCATCTCGTCAAGGGCAACCACGACATTTGCAAGCTGAAGGAATACGAACCGTACTTCTACGAAGTGTCGGCGTGCCGCGCGTTGAAGGACATGATCCTGACACACATCCCCATTCACCCGGCCAACATCGGTCGATTTGGTGTGAACGTCCACGGCCATACGCACGCACACAAGGTCATGATCGACTACGAAGTTCATGATCGTGTATTCGAAAAGATTCCCGACCCGCGTTACTTCTGTGTGTCGATGGAACAGATCATGTTTCACCCGATCACGCTCGATGAAGTTCGCGAGCAATGCAACCGCCGTCGCCAAGCGTTTCCCGAACTGTTCGATGTGAACGAGTGGCACGACAACTAAATAGACGATTCAACTCGTTTAAGAAACACCAATGCGTTTCACTATCCCCGAAATTCTGCAAGCTGTGTCGGATGCAAAGACACATGAAAAGAAGGTAAGCATCCTTCAGAACTGCCAGACCGAAGTGCTGGAACAGGTTCTTCAGTACAACTTCCATCCCGACATCTCATTCGACTTGCCGGAAGGTGAAGCGCCGTACAAGAAGGAAACCGATGTCCCGGTCGGCAAGTCTCACACCAACCTGTACAAAGAAGGCCGACGCCTGTACCTGTTCCTGAAGGGTCAAGCGCCGAACCTGAAGCCGTACAAACGCGAGCAAATCTTCATCGAGATGCTTGAAGGTCTGCACTACACCGAAGCCGATCTTCTGGTTGCCGTGAAGGACAAGCGCCTTCAAGACCTGTATCCGGGCGTGACGTATGAATGCGCCCGCGATGCGTTCGACCGTCTGCTACCGCAAGAGAAGCCCGCCGAGAAGCCGAAGGCCAAACCGGTGAAGCTGGCAATCCCGGAACTACCGAAGCTGGAATACGACTTCGATATGCCGGAAGTTGCGGTGAAGGAACAGGTGAACGACCCTTTGGCACAACCGGCTTCTTCTACGAAGACGACAGCGGATTCGGCTTCGGTTCCAAAAGAGAAGAAGCCGATGTCAGAAAAGCAACTGGCGGGTATCCGCAAGGCGCAAGAAGCACGACGCGCGAGCGCCGCCGCCAAACGAGCCGCAGCGGCACAATCGAAAGAGTAACCGGCTGGCTTCTCGAAAAGCTGAATACATTATTTGGTAAGGACGACTGGACAACGGTCGATCCTAACGTTGAACTTAAAGAATGGCTTGATACAAAACATGACAACTACCAAGGTCTTGAATGACAACATGTCCACACTGCGAAAGCACGCAAGTGCAAAGTCGCGGGACCAAAACAAATCAAGCTGGTGTATCACGTAAGCGTTATCAGTGCATGGACTGCACCAAGTGGTTCAGTCATGTAGTGGGTGTAACGGTTTCGAGTGCTGGTTCGAATTTCGTTCCAGCGAAACCTGATCGGTTCTCTTCAAAGACGCCCGAAGACTTCAAGCAGTACGAACGATTCGTTATCAGCGCGGTACAGAACGACACGCCAGTGAACGAAGAGTTCTTGGTTACGCTTCAGTCGTACTGCCGGATGAACAACGCCAAGCTGATTCTGGTCCCGATCAAGTACAAGTACACACAAGAATCGACGTTCGATGTGGACGAAGACTTCCTGTACACGCGTGATGTCCAACTGTCCAAGAAGCTGCGTCTACTGGCACACGTCCAGATCACGCCGACCATCGCAACACCGCTGTCGGGTTTGGATGAACAGAGCAAGGGCAACAGCTTGATTATCGCGCACCCGCAGCTACAGATGCGGACCCTTGCAACACTCGATAGTTCACCCGCACAACTCTGGACCACTGGCGCTATCACCTATGCCAACTACGCAGAAACCAAGACAGGCGAAAAAGCCCGCTTCAACCATTCACTCTCTGCACTTGTCGTTGAAAAAGACGGCGATCAGTTCTACGCTCGCGTTCTCAATTGTGACGACGCCAATGGATTTTATGACGTTGACGGCTACTATGTGGCCGACGAGTATCATCCGGGCGCAGAAGTAGAAGCGTTGATCGTTGGTGATGAACACGCGATGTTCATTGACCCGAAGGTGAAGGGCGCAACGTACACGAACCGCGATTCCATCGTCAACGTGTTGCGACCGGCGCAGATTGTCCGTCACGATGTGCTGGACTTCTTCAGCGGTTCGCACCATCACCAACACTCGTTCCTGTTGCAATACGCGAAGCACAAGACGACCACGAATCGCATCGAGTCCGAATTGTCGCTGACGCTGAAGCACATCGCAGAGACGACGCCCGAATGGTCACACACCGTCATGGTTGCGTCCAATCACGTCGAACACATGAACAAGTGGCTGGACACGATTGATCCGAAGCAGGAAGTATGGAATGCGAAGCTGTACTATCGCATGATGTACCTGATGCTGGAACACATCGATCAGAACGGTATCGACATCCCGAACGCGTTTCAGGTCTGGACGGAGAATACGGAACACGATTTCGTTGTCCCCGAAATGACGTGGCTTGGTCGGAACGAATCGTACAAGGTTCATGGCATCGAACTGTCGAACCACGGCGACATGGGTATCAACGGTTCGCGTGGTAGTCCCGCGCAGTTCTCGCGTCTGCCCGACAAGATGGTTGTTGGTCACTCGCACTCGCCTTCGATCATGAAGGGCTGCTACACGGTAGGCACATCGACCGGTCGTCTGGAATACACGCGTGGTCCGTCTTCATGGGCGAATACTCACTGCGTGATCTATGCGAACGGTAAGCGCCAGTTGCTAACGATCATCAATGGGAAGTGGAAGAAGTGACAATCCTATCTCTCAAAGAGTTCAAGACCGGCCTTGAATATCACGACACGTTGAACCCCGTTCTGTGGAATGGGGACCAACTGAAGCCGGAAGTGCTACTGAAGCTGACGATGATCGCGGACAACTTCATCGAGTTCGTTGGACTCGATCCGAAGCTGATTCACGACATCGTGATTACGGGTAGCAGTGCGAACTACAACTACAGCGCACTATCTGACATCGACCTGCACGTGATCGCGCAGTATCAGCCCGAACACCGGAATGGTGCTGGTATCTCGGTGCAGGATGCGTTTGATGCGTTCAAGACGCTGTACAACGAACAGCGTCACATCACGATCTATGGGTATCCGTTGGAAGTGTACGTCCAGCCGACAAGCGAACACTTCACGTCCAATGCGGGCGTGTATTCGTTGAAGCGACACGTATGGATTCAGCGACCCGTCAAGCAGCACGTCGATCTTGATGACCGCGAGATTCAGTTGAAGGCCCGCCCGATCATGCGCGACATCAATCAGGTCGTGCATGGGAAGATGGCGACAGCGCTCGCGAAGCCGCGTATCGATGCCATCAAGGCGAAGATACGGCAACTGCGAAACGCAGGTTTGCAGAGTGGTGGTGAGTTCGGCGTCGAGAACCTTGCGTTCAAGGCGATCCGCAACGCCGGGTACTTGGATAAGCTTTCGAAGTATTCAAGTGTCCTGAAGGATTCTAGCTTGTCCCTTTCATAAGGTCAGCACGTTTGCCTTCGTATTTTACTGGTACGTCATGGTGGTTCAGAACGACCGCCATGCCACGGTTCACATAGCCGTGATACCCATGATCGACCACGGCACGTTCAAATGCGTTGCTGTGGTCTTCCCCGTTGTACACGTGCTTCGCAGCCGTGTCACGGATTTCCTTGCTATGTTCAGGTGAAGCCTTTTCCGGGTTGTACATCTTGTGCAGCGTTGCGCTGTACGTGTGCTGTCCGAGTCCACTTTCGTGTACCTTCGATACCTTCTCGCCAGCATCGGCGTGATAGAAGTAGACACGTTTCTTGATGCGTTCGTCCTTGGTTTCACCCAGACGCTTCGCTTCCGCACCCTTGATCCCCGTCCCGTATTTGTTGCCGTCCAGACTTGACAGACCTTCCTTGTGGGAGTAGTGCAGTCCGTGGATAGTGTCGCCCTTGATCGGTTCTTCCCGCTCGGACAGAAATTGTTTGAATGTTTGCATTGACAGATTCCCAACGTTGTTGGTACTATTTAGGCTCTGACAACGACTAGGGAGTGCCCTAACATGACGACGAATCAATTCCTTCTTTCCGATGTTGGCTCGGATGCAACCGGCCAGACCAAGACCTTCGTGAACCTGCACGATGACGTGATCGCACCGAAGGGCGCGGTGTCGCTGTCGATTTCGACGGTCTACAACAAGGCCCGGAACCCGGACGCCCACATCTCGAAGCTGGCCCTTACGGTCGGTTCCAAGGACAAGCTGCGTGAACTCGGTCAGTTCTTGATCGACTTCGCGAATGCTTGACGACATTCCCAAGGTTGGTGTATCATAGCGATTCATCAACCTTGGAAAGACTATGAGAGAAGAAGATATGTTGGACCTTCGCGAAGGTCTATGGGTGATCGTTGCACCGGCTGCTGGCCTGTCGCGTCACTCCATCTTCGCGAAGGTCCGTGGTATTGCGACCAACCCGCTTCCTGTGATCGGACGCAACGTCATCGTTGAACCTGAATTTCCGCTTGGCAAGTTTTCGTGCCACTCGGTGTTTGAACTGCACCTGACACCCATCGAATGAATTCTGTAGTCTGCTATCCGCCGCTGCGTCGCTGGAAGAAACCCGGCAATGTTGAACTGTCGGTGTTCCTTGCTGGAACTATCGAGATGGGAAATTCCCACGACTGGCAGCAAGAGATGATCGACACGATTCAGGATCGGGCGTCCGTCATCTACAACCCGCGTCGCGCCGAATGGGACGCATCATGGGTGCAGTCGATTCACGCCGTGCCGTTCAACAACCAAGTCAATTGGGAACTCGATTTCATCGAAGCTGCTGACCGCGTGTACATGTTTCTCGATCCCGCGTCGAAGTCGGTAATTTCGATGCTCGAATTGGGGTTCCTTGCCGCGTATGCACCTGATAAGCTATGGGTTTGCTGTCCCGATGGTTTCTGGCGCAAGGGCAACGTCGAAATCGTCTGCAATCGGTACGGCATCAAGCTGTATGAGTCCTTCAATGTGTTCAAGAACGCCGCACGGCTGGACCTTGAACGCGCCTACGACAACTTCAAGATCAAAAAGGTGACAGATGAAGAAAGGTGAAGCCCTATCGAAGATGCTGCTGCTGGTCACGACGCGCTTTGACGGCGTTTTCGACAAGTCCGGTCAGCCGTACATCCTGCATCTGCTGAAGGTCATGCACTACTGCAAGACCGACGACGAAGAACTTCAGTGCATCGCGCTCGGTCACGACTTCATCGAAGACATCTTTGAACACGACCACTTGGCCGGGTACGCACTGCTGCGCCGCGAAGGCTTCAGCGAACGCGTCATTCAGGGCATCCGTCGCATGACGAAGGTCGAAGGTGAGACGGAAGAAGCCTACATCGCCAAGGTGTCCGAATCCATCGACTCGATCCGCGTCAAGTTGGCCGATCTTCGCCACAACAGCGACATCCGCCGTCTCAAAGGTCTGCGCGAGAAGGACTTCGAGCGCATGCAGAAGTACCATCGGATGTACCTGAAGCTGAAGGAAGCTGAACTTGAATACGCCTAAGATCATCTTCTTGACGCTGGCTGCTTGCTGTGTGGCCCTGATCGGATGGGGCATCTACGGCGACATCGAACACCACAAGTACCTTGAAGCGCACGGTTGCCAGTTGTACTTCAAGGCCGAGACTGACCGAACGTACATGTCTGGGAAGACGCAGCACTACGAAAGGGTGTACGTCTACGAATGCGCAGATGGTCGGAAAGTTGAACTTGATTAGCGCTTGACAGAATTCCCAAGTCTGGGTATAGTTACATCCATCGCAGCGCATATGGAGAAAGACATGCCGAAGACGCAATATGAAGCTGGTCAAGAAATCGTGGTCCACGGCCAGAAGTTCATCATCGTCAAGGTACGCGAGTTCAATGCGCTCGGTGGTGTCATCCGTTCGGCGCTGACCCTTCGCAAACCGCGTGGTCAGCGCACCTACGAAATGATCGTCTACGAGAACGGCGCGTTCTCTTCCGTCATCTAAGGGAGTTACAACATGGGTCTGACTGCAAGCATCTACGTGAACAAGGAACCGGGCTACGAGAACTGTTCGAACGGCGGCATCTCGTCGCGGTTCAATCAGGTCTGCATCGTGAACGCGGAAGGTCCGAGTCAACCGCGTCCCGACTGCCCCGCCGTCATCATCGAGACGCACGTGAAGGGTATCGTGCGGGCGATCCCGGCGCAGAACGTACAGGGCGAGTGGCGTGCCGTCGAAATGGCGCACTGTGTTGGCCCGATGGCCGGTGGTGCGTTTATCGCGACATCGGACAGCCGGTTCGGTGAACTGGTCCGCAAGCTGATCGACGGCCAGTTCTACGGTGCGGTCGCATTGCATGACCGTTTCGAATCGATGGAAGACTACAGCAGAAATTTCGATTAACGCTTGACGAATTCCCAACGTTGCGGTAAGATTCATTCCATCGCAACGTTGGACGAAACAGGAGAGTAGAACATGGGTAAAACTGTCACGCCGAAGTACGCACTGGAAATCTTCACGAACAAGCTGGTCAATGGCAAGTGGACTTCGGTCCCGGCCATCGACTGCGCGACGTGGGACATCAAGAGCCACGGTCGTCCGACCGCAGAGAACTTGGAGAAGTACGTGATGGCCTACGCTAAGTCACTGGAAGTCGGTGGCATCAACGAAGGCATCTCGAAGGACTTGGGTTACATCCCGTATCCGACGAAGGCCGTGATCCGCTACAACCACGCCCACGGTGCAGAAGTCGCAGTGTGGAAGGCCGCAGCATTCCAAGTCTGGTAAGGGGAACGTCATGAACAAGGCAAAGCTGATCGAAGACTTGCGCAGCATCAAGAAGGACGCCACGATGAATACGGCAGACTTCAGCCGCATCTCAACGGGCGAAATCTTCACGTACCCGACCAACGAAGCGGAAGTCACGGCGTTCATCGAAGAGCGCACGCGAATCTGGCGGGAAACGTGGATCGTCGGGATGCTTGGTGAAGTGATCCGCGATCTGGAAGAGAACACCGCCCGTTACCGCGACTAGGCAACCCATGAAGACGAATACGATTGGCCCGCACGATCAGCTTCCCAACAAGACGCGCGTGCGGGTCGGCATGAGACTTGGTGTGGTGGTGGACTCGAAGATCGTGTCTGCCATCCCATCCGGTTTGATCGTGGTCCACACGATTGAATTCACCCATCGCATCGTTCGATGGCCCGCCAGAAGGTTCATTGAACTGAACCGTCCGATTCGGATGGAAGTGAACTATTCGGGTATCAGCGTCATACAGGATTAAATGCTTCTCCGCGTCATCATTCTGTTTCTGCTGTTTGCTGGTGGATGTTGGGGCTTCATCACGATTGCCCCGCGTGTCACCGGCAAGCAGTGGTTGACGGTCGGCAAGATCGTCTCCAAGGCTGCAATCTGCGCAGTGGTCGCAGCCTGTTGTCTCGCCACACTCGCACTTCTACAACAAGCAACGAACTAAAGGTTCCACACGATATGAAAATTTTGAAGTCGCTGTTTCTCGTCATGATGATCGCGGCACTGGCCGCATGTGGCCGCATCGATACCGGTCATACCGGTGTCCGCACAAGCTGGAACAAGCAGGTTCAGCAAGAAGTCGTGCATCCGGGCATGTACATCGCAGTCACGGACTCGGTTCAACAGTACGTCACCAACGAAGTGACGTTCGAAATCAAAGACCTTCAGCCGCAAACGCTGGACAAGTCGTACCTGAAGGACTTGGACTTCTCGTACACGTACAAGGTCGATTCGTCGGACCTTCCGAACCTTGTCACCACGTTCAAGAACCGCACGGCGGTCAATGGTGACGACTACTACCCGATGGGCCTGTACGTCGATACGCAGATTCGTGCAGCCGCCTACACCGCTGCTGGCAAGTTCAACGCGATGGACGCGAACTCGCACCGCAGCGACATCGAGAAAGACATCAAGACCATCGTCCAGTCGAAGTTCGCTGAAGAAGGTCTGGACAAGGTGATCCACGTGTCGCA